GCCGAGCGTCGGAACCTGGCAGCGACCGAACCCTGGGTTGGTCATGTGGTACAGCTGATATGCCGTGTTGGTGCCGACGAGCGAGAACGTCTGGGTTTCTTGCCGGCCGACGACCTGGAACACGTCGAGGGCGGTGAGAGTCACGGCGCTGTTGCCGTTGCCGTCATCCGTCATCGCAAAGTCAGTGATGACCCCGTGGAACACGGACACGCTGGTGCCGTCGACCGTGGCCTCGAGGAACAGGCCCGAGGTGAGCCAGTCGACGTTGGCGTAGGTGCCTGAGCCACCGGGCGTGAGCTCGCCGTCGCTGTTGTCGAGGGTGACGGTGGCCCGGCCGGTGCCGAGCTGGCCGGGGTCGCATTGCTGGTCGATGCTGATGCCGAGGGTGCGTGAGGCGTGGTCGGTCAGCGACAGCGACGCGCCGCTGTACCGGCCGACGTTCACGGCCCACGTAGTGATCTGTGCCATCAGTACCGGGCCGACCCGACCGGGACCGGGATCGCTCCACGCCGGCGCACGTAGTCTTGAAGGGCTCGCACAACGTCGTCGCCGTTACCGGTCGGCACGTTCACCGTGATGTTGAACGTGTCGCCGCCGCCGCCACCCATCATGCCAAGACGGTTGTTGTTCATGATCGTGCCCGAGCCGGACGGCACGAACAGTTCGGGGCCGGACTCGCCGACGATGTACGGGGCGCTGCCGATGCTGACCGGGCCGCCGGCTGCACGGCCGAAGATGAAGTCGGCAGCTGCGCCGAAGATACCGCCGCCAGGCAGCAGCGAGCTCACAGCGTCGATCAGTGCGCCAGGCGCTGCCTCGATGCCTCGCACGATGGCCTCGACCAGGTCCTCGCCGAGGTTGCGTGCGGTTCTGCCGATAAAGCTGCCCAGGTCCCACAGCAGGCCGCCCATAGCGATGAGCACGTCAGGAGCGACGTCAATGATCCAGTCGACGAGGGCATCGGCCCAGCTGCGAATGTTGCCAGCGAGCAGCGGCAGGCCGACTGAGACAATCCAGGTGCCGATCCGCACGAGCAGGTTGCCGAGCTCGCGCAGCAGCGGCGGGATCAGCGGGCCGACCCACTCAAGGAACGCACGCGCCCATTCGCCGAGCTTCGTGACAATCATGTTCAGGCCGGGACCAATGAACCATTCAGCGAACCGTGCGATGAGCTCACCGAGCGTGCGGATGAATGGCGGGATCAGCGGCCCGATCCAATCAATGAATGCTTGTGCCCATTCTTGAAGCTTGTCGATGATGACAGGCAGGGCGTCGTCGATGAACCAGCTGCCGAACCTGAGCAGCAGGTTGCCGAGGGCAGCGAGGAACGGCGGCCCGACCTGCCTGACCCAATCCACGAAGCCTCGTGCCCAGACGCCGAGCTGCATGCGGATCATCGGCCACGCGTCTTTGATGCGTTGCGACACGTTCGAGATGACACCGCCCAGGCCGTCGTCCTCGAACACTTCGATGAGCTCAACGACGATATCGGCGGCTTTGGCGAACAGCGGCAGCAGTTTGCGGGCGAGGCGTTCCTGAAGCTCGCCGAACGCTGCTTTGAGCCGGTTTTGGGCGGCGGTGAGTTTGTTGCCGCCGGCAGCGTAGGCCTCCTGCGCATCGGTCGACTTCTCGAGGATCAGCGCCTGCGTCGCCAGCGCCTTGTCCTGCTCGGTGATGGCGTCGCGGCCTTCTTGCTGTGCGATCGTCAGGGCACGCTGGTCGACCTCGGCCTGATTGATCGAGATGCCGAGCGACTTGAGCGAGTCACGTTCGCCCAGCAGCGCCTTCGACAGAATCTCGGCTGTCTCCTCGACAGACCGTTGCCCGCCGGACCATTCCGAAAGTGCACCGGCTAGGCCGATGATCTCGGTTGACATGTTGGCGGCTTCGTCGGCCGTGAACCCCATCGGCTTGAGCAGGTCGCCGGCGTTAGCAGCAAGCCCGGCCGCCTGGGTCGAGGTGAGGCCCATTCGGGCAGCGACCTCGTCGGCCCAGCCCGTAACAGTGTCCAGCGAGCTGCCGGAGAATACGGTGCCGATCTTCTGATCGAGGGCGGTCAGTTCCTCGCCGACGTCAAACAGCTGTTTGCCGACAACGACGGCCAGGCCGCCGGCCGCAGCGCCCATGACACCAAAGCCTTTGACGACGTTTGCCGACACGGTGCCGACTTTGCTGCTAAACGCACCGAGCTTGTCGCTGGCTTCGCCGACAGCACGCTTGAACTTTTTAGCGTCTGCCAGAATGGCGACGTTGATGACGCTTGTGCCTGCTGCCATGTCGCAATCCTAGAACGTGCGCCGGATGATGGTCCGGACCTCGTCGTTGTAACGGTCGATCACTTCCTGGCGGCGATCGTCAAGCGCTTCGTACATGAACGGCTGCGGCTTGATGCCTCGCTCTGCCCAGCCAAAATGAATCGGGCCGGCGTAGGGCACGCCATGACGAAAGTTTTTCTGATTGTTGCCGGCTCGGATGCGGGCGGCCGTTTTGGTGCCGCTGCCTCGCACCGACCTGCGCAGCCGACCAGACCGCTCCGGCGTCTTTGTTTTGGCTGTGCCCGCAATGTCATCAGCGAGCCGTTTGTGCAGTTCTTTGAGGTCTGACAGATCATCGCCGGCTTGCCGCAGCTTGCGGCGTGTGTCTCGCATTCCTTCGACCTCGAATGCTGGCCGTGCCATTGTCAGCGCCTCCGTGCTGCTTTTTCTTGCGCCTGCTGACGCTCTTTGAGTATCGCCTGCAACGCACGAATGACGGCCGGGGAAGCGTTCTCAAGCTCGCTGATCGGTTGCCCGGTAGCGAGTGCCAACGACGCTATGCCGTAGGCGGTTCCCCTCCGGCTAAAGGGGTGTCGTTGTCGCTGTCGAACTCGATGTCGACAAGCGTGTCGCGGAACTTTTCCCAGGTCGGCACAACGAGCCCGGCGTGCCGGCGTGATTCCCACGCCAGCCACGCCACATGCTCGATTTTCGTTTGCTGCAACGCCTCGATGGCGCTTGGCAGGTTGAAGTACCGCTCCAGCTGGAGCAGCGTGCCCATCGTGGGTTTGCTTGTGACTGGCTCCGTCTCGTCGGCCAGTCGAGTTGAGATGGAGAGATCCAGCATGTCAGCTCGTGGTCACCGTGACTGCGCCGGACAGCGGCCAGGTCACCGAAACGGTGGCCAGGTCGGACACGCTGCCGTCGATGATGGGCAGCTCGGTGACGAGAGCCGAGGCAGAGTGCTTCGGGTTCGTCGCTGCGAGTGCTTCGCTGGTCGGCGTCATCTCGACGGTGGTCGTGGTGCCGAGCAGCGGGTACAGCGTGGCGTACACCGACGATGCACCGAAGTCCTGGTGGAACTCGATGCTGACGCTGCCGTCCTTGAGTCCACCGATGCGGGTGCGGTTGCTGTCCCCCATCGCCGTGGTCTCAAGCTCGTCTGCGTTCTCGGTCCAGGTGATGCTGGCAACGTGGTCGGTCAGGTCGACCGAGTTGACGGTCACCTGCACGTCATTCTGAAGAAAAACGGCCATCAGTCGGCCTCACTTTCTGGGTTGGCCTTTCGGCTGTTTTTCGGTTTCGCTTCGGCCAGATGGCCTGCCGCGATCAAAGCGGGCACGTTCGCGCCCTCGAGGTCGTCGTCGGTCACAATGTCGCCGTGCTCATGGCCGACGAGCTTGTGTGACGTGACGGTGTAGCTGGTCATCGTGCGTAGACCTCCACAAGAAAACGGGCACCGATAAACTCGGTATCTGCAAAGGCTACCACGCCGTAATCGACGGCCTGGCGAACCTGGCACGTCGTCGCTGCGCCGCCGAGGGTCGGGTCGGCCTCGACAGCTGCCGGCACGCTGTTCGCGCCGCTGATGAGCTCGTCGAGGGCGTCCTGAGCAAACTCCTCGGTCATGGATTGGACGGCGCAGACCAGCTCGAAGTTGAACACGGTGAGCGAGCCGCCGCTGCCGATCATGCTGTCGTGGTAGGTGGCGACGGGCCGGCCAGGAACGACTACGGCCGCCGGCGCAACGATGCGGTTCGGGACGGTGGCGTGCACGGTCAGGAACGTCGGCACAGTTTCGAGCTGTGCAGCGAGGCCGTCACGAATGGCGGTGTAGTCGGCCATCAGGCAGTCGCCAGCCGCTTGTATTGCTGGAGCAGGGCGGCGACGTCGGGGTCCTGGCGGCTGATCCGGGCGATGCCGTAGTCAGCAAAGCCGGTCATGATGCCGAGCGGCGACGCTTTGCGCTGGTACAGGCGTGCGGCGAGGATGAGTGCGGCCTGCTGCACGGCATACGGTACGGCTGCGTCGTTCTGGTCGCCGTAGGCGGCTGTAACTTGCACGGCTGGCCGGCCGGATGCGTACCGGGGCCATTCGCTTGACACGTTGAGCAGCGACGTGAACGGCGGTTCGTTGAACGGCTGCACGACGTAGTCGTCGGTCACCGTGAGCGTCGTGTCGTAGGTGCCGTCGTTTGACGTGTCAATTTTGACGACGAGGCCGGTGAGGGTGTGGAACTGGTCGACGTAGAGCACATGCGGGTCGTCGGCCCGGTAAACACGAGCCTCGGTAACCGTCTCAAACGTCGTGTTGCAGTACCCGTCGACCAGGTCCTGCGCAGCGTTGATCGCTGCGGTTAGCGGCGTGTCTTCGGACGTGGTGCCGCTCGGAATGCCGAGGTAGTCCTTGAGCACGCTGAGCGACGTGTACGCCATCGTCAGGCCTTCTTGGCCTTCTTGGTGGCCTTCTTGACCGGAGCGGGCGCAGGAGCAGCAGCGGGAGCCTTGACGGGCTTCTCGACACGGCTCGGGGCCTGCTTCTTCCAGAGTGCATCGGACATGGCGAACTCCTCGAGGGTTGGGGTGTCGGCCGGGCCGGGACTGGTACCGGCCCGA